TAACACACTTTACAGTTTTGTAAAGTGTCTGAATAATTGAATTTATCCACTTTGTGATTATTTCTCTAAACCCTGCCATGCAGTTTATCGGGCTTTTCTATTACTTTCGCCCTATCTATTTTTTTTTAACTCTGCATTTACTACTAAAACACGTTTACCGCTTGCGGTATAGTATCACCTCCTTTCCTTCCATGTTTCACGTGAAACATTAATGTTTATATGGCCTAATGCTAAACATTTCCAGTGTCCTGCACTTTGGAAAGTGCACCATATCGGAAATGATAGTTACCAAAGCGTGAAACAAATTGCAGTACAATTCCCCCGTGTATCTGTTTATCCACATATTATTTTTACCTCCCATAATGAAAGTTTCCATTGCTGTCCACGTATTCAATGCACCAATACAGGTCACCCTTAAACGACACTGCCCTGCCAGTGGCGTGACACAGCTCCGGCTGTCCGTCCACGTCGAAAACATGGTCAAAGGGCATGGTCTCCAGCTCCATTACTGCATCAATTTCCCACATAGTATTTTCCTCCTTATCTTATACTGTAGTAATATATAGAAACAATTGCCGGCGCTCCCTGTCTGTTATCAGTCCCGCGTCGTATAATCCATTCACATAACCGGCACTCCTACTCCTTGCACGTGCCTGACTTTCATTTATACGGTATTCATTGCGATAATATTCTAACCTGTCTATAACACGCGGCGGAAGTGTTTGTCTGATTTCTTCAATTGTTCGCGCTCTCATTATCTTATCCTCCTTTATTGTATATACTGGCACTCTATCATGCCATTGCTATCTTTTACTATTTCCCTTGCTTCTCTCTCATCGGGGACAGCAACTCCATCTTTCCAGCTGTCCCCTGTAAAATATACATACCACATTATTATGTCTTCTCTTCTCCTGTCGTTTCCAGAGCGTTTAGCGCGTTTCTGATGCTTATTTGTTCTCTTTTGTTGATGTGGCGCCCGCCCTCTTGAACGGGCGCCGCGTGCTGATTTTATTCCTCTTCCAGCTGGTCAAAATCCCTGTAACCTGCTACTACAAAGAGGATATCTTTCATTGTATCCTCATTGTACCCATTAATTGCGGTAATAATCCGCATCGTTTCCTCCGACACGTTAAACCATTCAATTAAAATTTCCTGCATTCTTTCCACCGTCATGATATATACCCTCCTATCCTATATTGTAGCTGCATCAACTCTTTACACTTAAGATTATAATACATATTTACCTATATTGCAAGCTCTTTTTTCATAAGCTGTTCAATTTCTTGCGCCGCATCTTTTTTGCGGGAAAAATAAATTCCATTTCCATCAAACCATCCATGTGAATCTTCCATTATTTTCTTTCCGTCCCTCAGCACGTACCAACGCGTTTCACATCCATAACGGGGGCGGCCATGATAATTCTTTATAGTTAATACTTCCTTTTTCTGTATCGTATACATTTCTTTTTCTCCCTCTTTATTTTATGGGGGCGGTGCCCGCCCCCTGATTTTATATTTACTCCTCTTCTACTTCATAGATACGTGCCATATCATTGAAGTATTTTCTATCTGTTAAAAGATTAAGTGCCGCCTGCAAATCCGTTGCAGTACGCAGGTGAAGCTTTGCCCATTCTTTATCCGAGTCTTTACACAGCTCATACAGCTCTTCATTATTCTTTATCATTGCTTCAAGGACTTTCGCTACATTTTTCTTACTGTTAGTCATTTCTTTTCCTCCTGTTTTATAGTGTTGCGTTGTCTTTAACTATCTTTATTATAACGTGTATTCTAATTATTGTCAAGCGTTAATTATCAATTTTGGGAAAAAGTTGGTGGCATTAAATACTATATTATGTAGTAACTAAAACGAGTGCATGTAGTATTGAAAACTACGTGTGATAGATTTGAAAACGATTTGCAATTTGTGGTAAAGTTTGTGTCGTGGGGCTTTTTATTTTCCACCCATTGCGCACACAGCTAACCATGCACTATCTGCTATTTTCCTGTTATCAGCTTATATAATTACATATACTTTATATATAAGATTTTCGGATAGCTTATCATGCTTTTTTATAGTATTTATAAGCATTTTCAGAAACTGCAAATATATTTATTCTCTTTATTTTGCCCCGCCCGTTTTGTTTATAATTATAGCTATTCTATGTTTTATAATCATAATAGATTTTTCTGTATATCAGGCGGGGCATATTGTTTCACGTGCTACAATGTTTCACGTGAAACATATAAAAAAATCCAGTGGATTTTTTACCACTGGATTTTTTCTTATATATATTTATATTAATAGAATGAGCTATTACTTTCACTTTCTTCAATTGCGACACTTTCCTGATTCAGCGCCACCTTTATAGCGTCGGCAGCTTCTCTAATCTGTTCTATATCAGCTCCGTATATAGTACAGACTAAAGTTACTTCAACTACCACTGTACCATCGTGATGCGTATATACTCCGCGACCCTCTGTTATAGTCGCGCCGCCCGTAGTCTGGGCGAAAATATTTGAAACGACCTTGAACGCATCCAGCGTGTTAATTTCCTGCGTTTTGGTGTCCTTATCCAGCAGGCCAACGCACATCACATATTTTTTCATTTTAATCCTCCTATAGTGTTTTGAGTTGTTTTTAACTATCTACAGTATATCATGTATCCTAATATTTGTCAACAAAAAATTATTATTTCATTATCTACACGCAACAAAGAACAATATAAAACAGGTGGCGCGTATTATTATGCGCCACCTGCCCTATTATTTATTCCACTTCTTTCTTGACTTCTTTCTTGCTCTGCTTTTTCGTTTTCTTCTGTCTGATGCTGTCAGATGCAAGAACAGTCTGGAAAATCTTTGTAATATCCTGCCGGACCTCTTCCGTATCATGGAAAAACATGCACTGGAAAGGCAGGCTATAATTAATTTTCTGCCATTTCTCAGCGTGAACAGTGGCGGCCTCCACACGAACAAAGAAAGATACTTTCTTTTTTGTCCACATGAGCTTGATAACCTGTCGACCATTATCAGCGCACAACGGGCGGAAAAGGGCGTTTTCCTTTGCGGGCATTTTTACAATCCCGCCAACACTCTGCCACGTATCAAGGATAAATGCCAGCAGTGCGGAAACGTCCGCGGACTGCTCTTTTTTCTTGCGGGGCTTGCGGGCTTCTTTTGCCCTCTTTTCTGCCCCAGCTGTAATTTCTTCCATGACTTCCACAAAGGGAGTGCCATCCCCACAGGTCGTTTCATTGGCAATCTGCTCCTCAGCGACCTCAGCCTCAGCGGCTTCCGCAGCTGCCTGCGCCTGCTCTGCTTTTTTAGCTTCAGCCTCAAGGATTTTTACAACGGCCACGTCCTTTTTTCCCTTAATATTAATTTTAATTCCGAGACTTTCGGCAACGGGCGCAAGGTCAACGAGTCTCATTGAATAAAGCTTTTCATATCTGGTCATAGTTTTTTCTCCTTTTCTTTTCTGATTTTGTGTAATTTGTTTGTTTCTATATACATGATAACGCGTATTCTAATATTTGTCAATACCTATCTTTAAATTTTTCCTCAAGTTTTTTTTAGTATCAGGGGGCGCAGGTTGCGCCCCCGTTATCTGTATTATCCAATGAAGAAACGGCGGACATGTTCTTTAGTTATATAGCATAAGCAAATATCACCATCGCAATTTTCATACAGGAAAGCGTATGAAAAGTTAAACGAGTTGGCGGAGCAAATCCGCCCATCAAATCCGCCCAGCTCATACTGAAGCTGGCGACACCTTGCCATTGCTTCCGCCTTTGCTCTGGAATACCTTCCATAAACCTGCCATAAATCAGTGGCAGTAGCTCTTTTGTACGTTCCGAACAGCGCCGCCTGTGCTTTTGTCATGATGTATACCTCCTTATAATGTTCTATAGTGTTGATAGGTGTTCTCTGTATCTATATACATGATAACGCGTATTCTAATATTTGTCAATACCTATATTTAAAAAAAATTGGATAACAGCTACTTCCTATTATAAATAAGAAGAAAAAAAATCTTTAAAAACTTTATCCAAAAAGTGTTGACAAATATTAGAATACGCGTTATCATATAGTTACAAAGATAAATCAGCAACATAAAAGGAGGAAAACATGAAAACTAAAAAAATGACACTGCAGGTTAAAGCAATGGTAAAAGAAGTCAATGAGGAATTAAAGTTTAAGCACATTAAAAATACTGATAATGAATTATTTAATACCATGTGTTGGTTGTTAATGCGGGCGGGTTGTTATAATGGATTTAATTACTATACAATTGATGGTAAACTTTCAGGCGGCGATAATGAAAGCTTCGACCATTTAGAAATTTATATTAAGTAATAAAAAGCCCTGCCGGCGGGGCGATACACCGGCGGCCCAGCTAATTGAAGCAGTAAACGGGCGGGCTGAGACAAAGCTCCAGCTTGTTCGTTGAAAAGTAAAAAGATGGGCGAAAAAAATCTGATACAAAAGCCGCCAGTAATGGCGGCTTTTTCTATGCCATTATATTAGTATCCTGATAAGATAAAAATACCACATGGTAAATTGTTTACCATGTGGTATTTTTAACTAAACCTTTTTACTATCGCCGGCAAATAGCTGGCGGCTTTTTTCGTGTCTCAGTTTCATTTCACATACCGCACCATAACCCAGTTTCCGCGCCGCGGGATTTTTTAATTTTCTTCCGCATCGGAGACAATATTCATGCTCCTTATTCACTTCCATTTTCCAGTGCCTCCTGCAGCTTCTCCCGTGCCAACTTTGTCCTGCCGAGCGTCCCAACAACTTCTTTTATCGCCTCTGCAATGATTCTTTCCTTCTCCGGCATCAGCATTTCCTTAATGGCGTTCTGCACATACTTCTGCATCAGCGTGTCCCAGCGATACCTTTCTCCAAATGCTCCATCAATAACCTGTTTGGCAATCTGCCTACCTGCTTCTTTCTCGGCGTTCTCCTGTACACGGTTCTCATCCATATCAAACGTAATAATTACCTGATGGCTCATTTCTATCCCTCCTCATAAAATATGGGTCAATAAATACTGCATCGCAAATTCATCTTCAATACGACCTGTTTTAATACCACATTCAATCTTTTGCACCAAACGAACTATGTAGATTAGTTCACTTTCTGAGTACCTGTTTAAATGTTTTTTAGCATTTATTGTTTGCCAGCTTGTCAATCCTGTCGCCTTGCCGATATCATTTCCTCGATATGTCTGCACCTGCAACACGGCTTTTGCATTTGTGTAAAGAACTGATAACATTACCATTGTTGCCTCACCAACTTCATAAGATTGACGGAGCAAATCAAAAGTCCTATTCACTTTTCTATCCAATATTGCATCTACTAAATCAAATACGGCATCATACGGTGGTTCATGTATTGTTCCATCTTTTACCAATATTTCAAATGCTTCATCATATGTCATATCAATTTCTCGCCCTCTAACATTTTTATTGCTTTTGTTCGTTCTCTCGCCGCCCCAACAAATGCCGCTATGTATGTAGAATCAGAAAATCCTCCTCCATGAGTATTGCATTTTTCAAGACTCATATCATCAAATGAAAATAATGGATAAATTCCTTCTTTTTCGCATTGCTTTACAGCTTCTTTATATAAAACTACTCGTTTTGGATTTTTACGTCTATTATATATCCACCTAAAAAATTCCTGACGATAAATCGTATCGGGAGATTCCCTATGACATTCTGGACAGAGACAAAACATATTTTCTGGTGTAATGTCACCGCCTAATGCCGAAGGAACAATATGCGCTTTTTGTAATGTACTTGATACCCCTCTACTATTCCATAATGTTTTCAAATCATCATCTGAATTATCAACAGCAACGCCAGACCACCTATCACAACAAAAACACGACGGTTCACCCCAATCAACAACTACAGGTATACTATCGACTTTATCTAAATATTCCTTATCACATCCTTCATAACCATACTCAATTTTAACCTCTCCGTTTTCAGTAATACATTTATCCTTCCAATAATTAAAAATATCATAATGACGTACCATCAACATACCTCTTTATCTTATCAATCTCTAACAAAATCCGCCCATAATCGTGTTCACAAATGTCTATCAGACGCTCTAAATTGCTCTCTGACAGCTTTATTTCTTTCAGTATATATTTCTTCAGCATCGCATCAGAAAGTGCTTCAAATTCGATAATAGAGTCTTTATACGCTTTGTAAAACTTCGTTCGCTTGTCTATGTTCGTAAGTAAATGAATGAGAATATTATCACCAAGAAGACCACTTGATATCTGTTGCTGGAGCTTTTCGCTTGTCATCAACTCTTTGTCATCACGAACTATGTAGATTACTGGCATTTGAACAAACGACTTATTTCGTAATTTCCCATATAGACTTGCCACACTATCAATTCTGACCGTTTCTTTACCAGTTACCTTCGATATCTGATTTATATATATCTGTTGAACTTTCCATTCATCTCCCGAAAATATAAGATATGATGGCAACTTATTTGCTTTAATCTTTGCTTTTAATGTTGCTACATCCATTGGTTTAATCCCTTCACACAAACAGTTACACAAACAGCTATTTTACAATATCCAAACTCTGTGGCAAACTCACACATTTTACCTGTGTATCTACAATATCTTTTTACATCCATTTAATCTTCCTCTCGACTGTTACTCCACTCCTCTAATACATCATAAGCGGCTTTCAACATCTTAAATACTGCCACAACATCTGTATCTAACAATTCTTTAAATCTCTCGCCGACAAATTTTAATTCCCAACAAGGTTCATGTGTATTATAGTAAAAATATCCTATCGAATACTTACACTCACGCCCTTGATACTGATAATACTTTACAAGATTAATAGTTTCGTTTGGCTCATCTTCTGAAAATCTTACAAGTCTTTTAGGACACGCTTCAAGCGCATAATCTCCCATTCTCCAATAAAAATTTAATTCTGCCATTATTTAATTTTCACCTCTACTCTCCTATCCCACTTCGGACAAATAAAGTGTAAACATCCATCACCACCTTGTTCTGCCCATTTACAGGTTCGTAATGGTTCTATTTGATGCTGACAATTTTTACATCCGTCATAACCAATTTGCTTAATTCGTTTCTGAACTTCTTTATCCGCACCGCCTCTCACTGCCATAATTCTCTTATCTCCAATATCCAGTTATCCATCAACATACTGCGATTTATTCCTTTTACTCTTAACTTCTGTAAATACTTAGATGTTACACTATATCCATCACAATATTTTACCAACTCTTTGGAGTTTCCTCTTTGTTTTGCTCTGTTTAGCATAACACTCGCCACTGCTTTCCAAAAAAGTTTCAAATCATATCCTTCGGCATCTTCTTTTAGTGCCACTTTACTCGGTATCTTAAAAGCATTTGCAAGTGATACCTCTGCTATATTATCTACTACTAATTCAACATAATCATAAAACTCTGACGGATTACTTTTACATAAAGTTTCCACATCGCCAGGAGTTTCGCATAAATCTCTAACTATGTCCCATTTAGTACCGGGAACAGCATCTCCGGGCACTGCGTCTAAATACTTTGCCGCATATTCTTCAATTTCATCTGGTGTATATCTATCCATGTGAAATACTGTTCCACGACTTCTGATTGTTTCAAGAGTATTATTTTCATCCTCTAATGTCATTATGAAATAAGCATTGTTAGGTGGTTCTTCTGTTACTTTCAGAAGTGCGTTCTTTGCGGCGTTTGACATATTATCTGCATCAGCAAACAAATATATGCAGGAAGTACCGACCAACCTATAACTCTCTGCGATACTCTGTCTAACAGCATCTACAGATATACCTATATTACTCAGTATACCTGTTCCAAACTGCTGATAAATCCAATGAACAAGTGTTTTCTTTCCACTTCCCTTCGGCCCAACTAAAATGCTGAACCGAGGGAATGTGCGATTTTCTATAAGCTGTTCAATTCGACTTTGTAGATTAGCCTGTCCAATCATTTTCCACCTCAATTCACACACTCTAACACAAGGGTAGCCTCAATATCGTACTTAACTGACTGTGACCATTTAATATCTGCATTAAGATTAACGAACACTGATAACCACCGCTGTATTACATCAAATGTAACATTATCACATTCATCTAACCACTTTTCATACTCAGGTAATCTGGGTATCTGCAAATATATCCAATCACCTCCAATGCCGTATTTACATAAGTCAAGTAAAAACTGAACATACTGCCGAACGAATGTTTTTAAATCCTTGCCGTCATTAAATATACGTTCAATAATCTGAATTGCTTCTTTTGGCTGATTCGTTATTAAACAATCGGTGAGTTTAAACATCGTATCATAGTCTGTAGTTCCTAATGCTTTTACTACATTCTCAAGCGTCAGGTCTTTTGAATATGCTAAACACTTATCCATAAGTGTGATTGCATCTCTCATACCACCATCAGCTAATTTTGCTATGTATTCCACAGCATCAACTAAACTATTGCCTTGTAATTGTGGTATATCTTCCATCTGTAAAATCTTCATAAGCCTATCAAAAATACCACTTTTACTAATTCTCTGAAAGTCATATCTCTGCACTCTTGAAAGAATTGTCTTCGGTATCTTCTGTGGGTCTGTGGTGCAGAAGATGAAAATACTCTTTGCCGGCGGCTCTTCAATAATCTTCAACATAGCCTGCCATGCTGAATTACTAAGTGCGTGACACTCATCAATGATAAAGATTTTATACTCACTGTCCAAACTTTTAGTTTTCGCCTGCTGTATAATCTCCCTCACATCATCCACACCATTATTACTTGCGGCATCAAGTTCAATGGGATTTCCTTCTCCCTTGTTAATGTCATTTGCAAAGATTCTTGCACAAGTTGTCTTACCACATCCGGCAGGTCCACAAAACAGATATGCATTCTTCACTTCACCAGACTCTAACTGCTGTTGCAATATAATCTTTGTGCTACTCTGCTCTGTAACCGACGCCCAATCGTGCGGCCTATATTTCACGGCTAAACTTTTAACACTCATTTTTCCACTTAATTCTCCCTTTAGTAAATCCGTTTAATAAATAATTTTCTAAATCATTTCTGTCTACTCGTTTGTTTATAACTCCATTATTTATCCAAATCTTATTTCTAAATCTTCCTTTATTGAACGAACCAATCTTTTCTTTAGTATCTGCTGAATGATGTTTTCCATAAAATGGATTAGTTTTTCCAACCCTTAATTTTGCACATTCTGACATTTTCTTTCTATTTTCTGCTGACATAGAATGTTTACCAACATTAGAAGCCTGTATTTTTTTCTTATGTTCATCTGTTAATTTCTTACCTCTATTAGCATCTGACAACTTTTTCTTTGTATCATCAGAAACTTTATGACCATTATGTGCAATACTTAATTTTTGTCTGTATTCTGCGGAAAACTTATCATTACCGTTTAATCTACGAGTTTTCCAAGCACGTTTGTGCATCTCTTTACTTTCTTCACCAGAAACAGTAGAAAAGTAACTATTTTTTCTTAATTTTTCATTTCTCTTTTTCTTATCAGTATCAGATAATCCGCTGAATACATCCCCACCTTCACCGCCATCTGCTATATTATACATAACATAATTTCTTTTTCGATAAAAACGTATCCATCGTTTTTCTAAAAGATTTAATATGTATTTATTTTCTGCCCATTCAATAACTTCGACACTAAAATTATTTCTGCCATACTTATTTACTGCATTTTTTAAATACTTTCCACTGCCTATATACTCAGAATCAAATGTCTCAGACTTGTGCTGTCCTATATAAATCTTATTATTGATAAGATTCGTTGTTATATACACATACCCATACATAACATCACCTCCTACCAATATTATAACAAACTATCGTTTATTTGTAAATACATCATCCCACGTTTTCGGTCTGTATTTAATTGCGAGTGCTTTAGTTGCCATCAGCTTCTCCCTTCAATACATATTTTGCATATCGAACGGGCTCCCCGTATCTATTAGAACCATCCATATCAAGGGTTACAATATCGTGTCCAAGTTTCCTCAAATCAAAAATTACAGCCGCAAGTCTTGTGACTCCGTAGTTTTCAAATGCTTCCATACTTGTCAAACTACCGTGAGTTTTCAAGTGCTGTAGAACTCTTACCTTCTGCCCCTTCATTACTCCACCTCCTTTGAAACTAAATCAAAGAATTTGAATCCTTCATATTCAAAATAAACGATATCCCAATTACTATCACAAAAACTATTACCGTCCCAGTCTTCTCTTATATAATCCATATCGAGAAGCTGGCACCAATGAATTAAGTGGTCCATCTGAATACGATTGCTGAAAATAACTGCCTCAACACCTTCGAGACTCTTGTATGTCTTGCGCATCAGTTTCTGCGCTCTGACAAGGTTGTTGAGGAACGTGTGGGCATCCTTACGTGCCCTTTCCTGCTTAGTCATTTCAAATCCTCCTTTTAGTAGTTTTATAGTTTGTTTACTGTTTACACTAACATTATAACACACGATAAAAATATGTCAACTATTTTTTTTTAAATTTCATCACGAATATAATTCTGCAACAACTGAAACAACCGTTCACTGATGATGTAGTATCTTTTATTTGCAGAGGGACCAAAGTCAAAACATAATGCAGAATTACTCTTTCCCATGGCAAATGCTTCTTCTTCGTTTTTAATCAACCAATCTTCTTTAATGGTAAAAGAACTACAATCTTTTGTCTTCGTTTTGCACTCGATTAACCAATCCTCTGTAACTACATCTCCCTTTTGAAATGCTGTAGCACCACTATTTGCTGTTCTTTTACCATTTACGGCTTTGGCTACTTTCTTCTCCTGTCTGGATGAATAATAACGTGTAGGCTTATTCATTTCTGACCCCTTTTCCTTTTTAGTGCTCTTCTGACAGATTCATTATGTACCTTCTCACACATATAAAACGCACCACGTGCTCTTCTAACCTGTTCATTAACCGCATTTAATTGTGCTCTCCACTCAATATACTTATCACAATCGGAATGACAACTAACATGGCGGTCATTGCAATTTCTACATGGACACTCCATTAAAATAATCGACCTTTCTTTTTCTTCACTGTCTGTTTTTTACTTCCAACTAATCTATGTGCAATCTCTTCTACCCAAGGAAGTGTAATCGGTAAAAAGGCTCCCGTACTGGCATCCCAATCTTTAAAATATTCATATAGTGTAACCTGTTTTGCAATGTCTGGATAATGTTCTTGCAATGTCTTTAACTCTTTTGCCCATTCATCCCACTGTTTATCTGATATGATATTTTGGTTTAAATGATAATAAATACAGGAGTGAATTAAAAGCTGATATCTACGTTGCTGTATCTTTTCAGCTATTTTTAATTCATCTCCTGTAAACAATTCATATGTTTTCATATTTTCCGCTCTTCATACTTTTTACAAATATCTTTATATTTAACTTTTACCTGAAAATATTCGGAACTTTTATTTTCGCAAATATGATAACTATCGTCATACCAACCAGTTTCTTTACAATAACACCACTTACAGTTGCCACAACATTCGTACATATAGGCTCTCCTTTATTTTTCTATAAACTGCCCCAGATGGATTCGAACCATCAAATACTGGCTTCAAAGACCAGTGCCTTAACCATTTGGCGATGGGGCAATAAAACGGGAGCAGAAGGATTTGAACCTTCGTTACCAGATGATGGGTCTGGGTGTTGCCATTGACATACTCTAACAAGCACATCACTCTTGTACCATTTGTCTACACTTATACTCCCGTATACTTATGTGGGTAAGGATTTGCACCTTACATGACATCACCATATCATTCCCTATCCACTCGATGCCACACCTACTTTGCGTCTACCTATTCCGCCACCACATAACGCAGTCTTTCCTGCTGTCAGACATAATCCTCCACTCTTGCACTGAATGGAATATCCGCAGGACGATTCGAACATCCCCCTACCTTCGTAAAAGTCGTGCCACCACAACACCTTACGGATAACCAGCTACACATGTGCCTTCACCATTTCAGATAGTCTGCGCAGAACTATCTTACTCTGGCTAATCGGGAATACTGGACTTGAACCAGTGACACATGGCTTATAAGGCCACCGCTCTAACCTACTGAGCTAATTCCCGTGAGTGCCACATTTGCGGATAGTTGTGGCACTGTTGCAGTTCATATCTGCCGGTACAGATTTGGAAGTTGCTACTGCAACAAAACTTAACCCAAATGCCGGTAGTGGGAGTCGAACCCACACGAGATATCTCTCAGGGGATTTTAAGTCCCCTGCGTCTACCTATTCCGCCATACCGGCAACATACTAATCTAATATATCAAATATATAGTCATCTTCTAATCCAAGATATTCCTGAATTGCTTCGGTATCTCCTTCTTCAAGTGCTTCTCTGCACTCTTCAATTAAATTTTCTGCCTCTTTTTTGGTAATTCCGTCCCGTTTCATTAGAATTTTAACAACATCTGCTTTCATAGTTTCTCCTTTTCTAAGATTGCGGATTTTATTACCCATCCTTCCCAAGTTACATCAACGAGTTTCTCCTTTATTCCCTCTACATCATCAATATTCAATGATGCTAAAAATGGAATCTTTGTAATACATTCTGGTCCAATGCCATACAAACGGCTAACTTCATTTGTAAGTGTTCTACCACATCTCATACACTTTACAACAGGTTCAGCCTGTCCGTGAAGTTTCATGTATACCATGCCCTTTGTTTCTTTTTCTTCTGTCCCAATCATAGTTCTCAGGGGCATGGGATTATCATTATTCCACTTTGCCATGAAATCAAATCCGGGATTTGCTTTCTCTGTCATATATCGTTTGACAGTGATACGATACTCAGATTTACTCTGTACACACTCTGCTACACTCGTATTTCGACTTTCTGTGTTTGAACGTAAAACTATATGACTATCAGAAGAAAGTGTCTTAAAATCGATTTTAGACGCTTCTACAGTGATATCGTCTATAGAGATTTTACCTTTCCAATCTTTCAAAAGTTTTTCTATCATAGCGGCTGTGCTCCTGTCACATTAAGATATCCAAAATAGTTTCTTGCTTTCTGCATTACTTTATCAAAACTATCTGCTTCCATATTGCAAAGATATCTATAACGACCTCTTGCATCATACCCAAAAATTTTCCACATCATAATTTTTTTATCCTTTCTTGAGTTTTATTGAGTTTTATTAGTTACAAAAGAGATGTCCACATCTGTTGTCCTCTTCTACCGTAGTAGCGGAAGCCCTCATCTGACATTTTAAAGGAATTTCAAACCTTTTGTGGAACCCGGTATCGCTCACGCTCTAACGCATCTCTTTTGTTTACATTATGTATTATAACATTTCTTATTCAATTCGTCAATACTTATTTTCAATTTTCGTCTAAAACTTTATTCACAAGATTTTCTACTGCAGATAAAATCTCCTCATTAGTATTTAGCAGTTCGTATACACTTGCCTGACCGTGAATTTTCCCCTCTAATATCTCACCAGTCTCTATGTCTACTATATCAAACCACGCCCCAGATTTTTTGACAATATCGTATTTAATTGCTACCTCAATCAAATCACGTAAATAATCTATGCCAGTCTCATAATTTAATGTATAGAAACCCGTTCTTCTTACGGGCGGGCATGTTTTATTCTTTGTCATGCTCATCATTACGATATTACCAACAGGATTTTCGGCAGAACGTGTAAGTTCATTTCCCTTTTCGTCTATGAACTTACCTCTGCTGAACTGCATACGAACAGCGCAAAAATGTTTCCATGCTTTACCACCGGGAGTAGAAATTCCTCCCCACGTACTATTTAAATCTTCCCTAATCTGATTAATACCGATGCCAGTACATTTATGTCTCTGCATAAGCATTTCAACCTTTTTACCAAAAAGTGTTAATGCTTTTGCTATACCACCATAGGTTTTATCTTCAAGCGTCTTCTCTAACTCTTGTGAAGACATTAATGCGCCGATACTATCAAGTACCCACAATCCAACTTCACCAGTATCAACGCTATCACAAATAATCTGAAAAATCTCTTCTGCGGACTGGGATTTTGGCTGAAGTATGTACATCTTATCAACATCAACACCAATCTTTTTTGCCCACTCTACATCGAGCGTATTTTCTGCATCAACATATAGCACATCCCGATTATCATCTGATTTTTGATAATTGGCAACAATATCAAGTGCAGTTGTTGTTTTGCCGCCGTGCTCTTCCCCGTAAAATTCAGTAATCTTACCAACAGGGATGCCGCCAAAAGTACAGTAATTCATGCGGGGAGATGTGAAAGGGATACGTTTATAAGCAAACCCACCAAGACCCTGTGTGATAATTTCTTCTTTAAAACGCTTATTGGCATTTTTCATTATTTCATCAAGTTTCGTTCCCATAACTTATTCCCTCTTCCAATATTTTATTTAATAACTCTTCAGCACGTTTCTGTCCAATACCCTTAACAGATAGAATTATCTCCAACAATCTTTCATCTGTCAGTGCCGCAACACAATCTTCCGATACTTGATTTTCATTTTTACCATCATCATATGCTTGAGCATATAAAGCACCAATCCAACGATTCGTATCATTATAGGACAGTTTTTGCAACTTTTTATATGTAGAAAAATCAAGTGGCTTTATCATAACTACTCCATAATATCTTCTATATACGGCAGATGTTTAAGTATTATGCAAAAATCTTCCCATTCTGTCAATTTATGTCCTGTTCTCTGTTTAATCATGGAAAGAACATTTTCATAATTCATTGTAATAGTTCTTTTTTGATTATACGAAGACGGAAGTAACTGTATCATCTGCCACCAATACTTTTTATCTTTGGTAAATATAAATTGACTCCTATAATAATTTAAACACTCTATAATCTTTTTCAATACCATTACAGTATTTGTGGTATTACTAACAGTTTCAATCAAATGTTCATGACTAAAATCATCCAATTCAAATTCTTTAGCGGCAATCTTATGCATGGTAGAACAGGAATTAGCAACTGTACCAACCTTATAGGTATCAAATTCTTTCCACCAATACAGCGGAGCGGTAATATCCATACTGACAAAAATTTGACGAAGATATTTTCTATGTTCAGGTCCCGATTTATACAAACGCTTCATCAGACCTAAATCATTTTCACCAATTACATATTTTATATATTCATAATGTTCTCCAATAGCAATATATTTGCTATCACTTTTATCCCAACTATTCAAAGGATTTCTCATACCACGAATAGCGTGTTCAAATCCCCAAACATCTATATTTTCCACTTTAAGCATATTTTCTTAGCTCCGTTCTAATATATTGTAATAATTTAAAATCTTGACTGGACAACGACACACCTCGATAAATCTTCATAGCATAATTATAATACCACTTTGCTTTATCTATATCTTGCTCTTTTGGATTATCTTCTTTCTGTCCGGCTCTATAAAGATACTTGTAAGCATTTGTTAAACAAAAAACAATCGTAACATATGTCCCGAAACGGTCTTGCATTTCCACGATACATTCTTTTCTATTAGGTTTGGTATAATGAACTGGATGATTTACAATGCTCATCAAATATCTCCCTCTGCTCTGTGTAAACTGTGTTCAACATCAAAACCTTCAGGATATCGTGCTCTCAGCTTATCAATGTTCATCTTCATTATATCTTCTAATTTCCAATTAAACGCTGTACAATACTCAGCAATAAACCAGAGTAAATCTCCTAACTCTTTCTGATAATGCTCATATCCGCTTTCAACATGACCTTGATAAAATTTCTGATAAATAGAATGTAACTCTCCAATCTCACCTACCATACCGTGCAACGCATGATGCTCCATTGCAGATTTGGTAAACTCATTCGGTATAGTTCGACTTGCTAATTTTTGATACTCATTTCCAGTCATTATCTGTAACCTCCGCACTATAAATAGATTTCTTTAATGATTTACAGGCAGTCTTCAATGCCTCTATCTGTGTGTCTGTCAATACATCATTCTCTTTCCAAGAACACTCTTCAACTAACAGCTTAATCACAGCTAACGCTCTACGATAACTCATTTACCACTGCCTCCAATTCTTGTTAATTCATACTCCTGCATCCTTCGACTAAGTACCTTTTTAACACTTGAAAGAAGTTCCTGAGCATTTTCCACCTTTGCTTTCATTGTTTTGTAAGCTCTTGTATAACTTGAAGATACTATAAACTGCTCTTGACTTGCTAATTCAGCTAAACTATCTTTATCTGCTACTGTACCTTTATCCTGACTTGCCCTCGCCGTATGATACATTTCTTTATACACAGCTTTTGCTATATCATCACGAATACCTAACTGCTCACACATACCACCGGCAAAATAAATATACGTTGAAAGATTAAGGCAGAAATCATCTAATTCATCTGTAGTTGGAGGATTTTCTCCATCTTTAAGACAATCTTTGATAAATAACACATACTTGTCAAGGTCTTTACAATATGGCTGAATAATACTATTCACTATATCATCTATAACGATAGATTTATCTTCTACATCATTTTTAATACCTTGAATTTCATCCAATTCTTCATCTGTTAAATTAAACTTCATTTTTTTCGTTTCCTCCAATTTCTTTTTACACCCGCTATTCTATTTTTAGTGCTGTTACCGTAATGATTATTATAATAATAAGTACACCACTCTAAATTATTCATGGAATTATTTGAAGGATTTTCGTCTTTGTGATTAACACACGGTAAATTATCTGGATTTGGAATAAATGCTTCTGCAACTAAACGATGCACAAGTTTAAATTTACTATCTACACCTTTTTGTAATCGAACTCTATAATAACCATTTCCTTGATTTACAGGTGTTAAAATTTTTTCACTGACTGGATATTCGTTATATCCGTGACTACGATTTTTTCTAATTATGGTTCGTCTACAACTTTTTACATTACCAAAGTTACTTACTTGATACAAACCCTCATACCCAATAACATCTTTCCAAATCTCCTGCATAATAACCTCCTAAAATATAAAAACGCTTGTGGAGTGTATGGGTCGAGCATACACTTTTAGACCACAAGCGATTTTAACACTTTTAGAATTTGTTGTAAGTCTCGACCTCTTACAGAGGTTATTATACTATATTATTTAAAATGTGTAAAGAACTCTTCCATCCAATAGTCAAAAAACACCCGCTTCTTTTTTCCCAATATTTTTATTGTTTCTATCTCTAACTCACCGGATGGATAATATCCTAAAAACTGATTTTCATAATCAAATCTTATACTCTTTTTGCCCTCCAGTCTCTCTGCTTCTAAAATCTGTATAGGAATGAATAATGTTGTATCTTTCTGCGTCCACCAACATATAACTCCTGCAAATACACCTTCTATCTTTGATTTTTCAAGCAATCCATTCCACTGTGTCTCTGTGATATTACTGAATGGTAAACTTGCTCCGTGAACTGATTTACATTCAAAGTAATATTCGTACGGCTCTTTATATACTATAAAATCACAAATATTCTGACTACCTTTGAATCCATTTGTCTGGTCGTGCAATCTATCTATCGACACATTTGGAACTTTTTCAAATGCAGACCGAACAACCGACTCAAATTGTTTTCCTCTATTTTGCGGCATCATCCATCCTTCTTACAACATGATTTATACGCACAATAGCTACACGTTTTCTTCTCTACATCTAATGGCTTTGGCGGAGCAATCATTCTCTGTACATATCCGTTACACTCCTCAATATAACCGACTAAATTTCGCTTCATCTCATCTGTCGGTACAAACATAAAGGATTTCATATCCAGTACATCTCTACTGATGTAAACAAATATCACTTCTGGAATATCAAACGCTATAGAATATGCAGTTCCCTGATTATAATGCGATTGGTCTACACCTTTTCTATTCATAAATTTATAACTATTCTCAGTTTTAAGTTCCAGAATATAATAATGATTTTTATATTTAATTATGCCATCACACATGAATGACATATTAAGTTGTTTATGATATAACTTAGTTTCCATTCCGTTTTTGGAGACTATACCGAGATAATCTAATCCCCTACTTTTTACATACTCGGCAACATCCACATAATCACAATCCATGCCATTTTCTTTCATCTGCTCTACAGCAGTCTGAACACGAACATGAATATCTGTGCCACTATTACAAATTCCAACTACAGTATAATTAGAACTTGATTCGTCTGGTTGTGCCCCAATTAACTGATAATAACTTGCACGAATACAATTCATACCAGAAGGTTTATAAGTCTTGCTCGGTAAACCACGTTTTTTATCTTCTGATAATTCGATAGACCTCTTCAAATCATTTAAAAAATCTTGCTCCGGCGAAAGTGTTTCTTTCGCAGTCTGTATCAGCCTGCAAACATTTTTAAGGGAATTTCTTGCCATTAACGCACCTCCCTAATAATTGCCGGCAGACACAGGATACCACTGACAACCATTAACATTATAGTCTGAAGCAAAGGATAGTGCTTACCAACTTCAACAGTATAATCGCACATACCAACTGCCCCAACAAAGATAACTACTCCTGCAACTGCCAGCATTGTGATAAAAAGATTAAAGATTTTACGTTTCATGAGTTTATCTCCTTTCCTATCGTATATATAATATTATAGTACACATTAATAGAAAAGTCAATAAAAAAGTTCTAATCACAGACGACTTTTTTTCATCATCTGTGATTAGAACCTGTTAAACATTATTCGCCCATATCGTCCTCTAATAGTGCAACAATGATTGTAATATTTCCATCTGTCATCTTAATTGCATTATCTTCACCATAATGTAACTCGATAACATCATTAGAAATTGCTTTTACTTCCTGCATCAGCATTTGAATATCAATGGAGCATGTAAAATCCTTAAAGTTATCACTTGATACATAATTAATCAACTCAACACCATTTGCGGCTTTAGAAGATACCTGTAAACCATCTTGCGTAAACGTAAGATGAATTGCGTTCTTATCATACGTTCCAACAAACAGTGAAAGTCTATCCAAAAGTTGAAGAATTGCGCTCTTAGGTACTGAGCAAAAACTATCAATTTCAGTATTAACTAAATTAGTTATTGCATCAATAGCATAATCCTCAATACCTTCCATAAACTTACCGCACACAATACAATCGGGTGTACTGCATACAATATCTGTGTCTGTCATAGCTACAGATATTTTTTCAGCGGTCATCACAGAAAGTAAATCCATAAACTCCGGACTAATCAGTCTACTCGCACCTAACAGATTTACATCCATACTTGCAATCTTGTAAGTATCTGTGGCAACTACTTGATTACCTACATAATATCCAGTATAGCACGGAGTTTCAAGTGTTACTGCTAATGCTGGCTTAATTGTTTCAAGAATAACCTGTACTGTTGACCTATTAATTGTTTTCTCGATTGCGGTGCTCAAATCAATGGTCGTAACAGGGTCAGGGTATTTAATCGGTTGCCCATTCTCGTCTAACGGCAGTTCAATCTTATAATTACCATTTCCTTTTACTTCAAGCACATAAATTCCAGATTTCACCTCAAGAGTAACATTCTCACAAGTCATCTTAGAAATAAGTTTGGAAAAAGTATTCGCATCAACAACAACATAGAAATCGTCTGCCACTACTTTATCTTCGATAATATAAAGATAATTTGTTGCATCTGTAGTAATAAGTGTGAGTTTACTATCTTTTACTTCAATGGCCATTAGGCTTGTAAGAGGAATGAGTTTATTGTTCCCAACACCCTTTACAGCACGTGATACCATCTCTTTCAACTTTTCTGTCTTCAATATTAGTTTCATTTACTTTTCCTCCTTATTTTCTTGGTGTTCACGATAATAGAAGTAATATCGCCTATATTATATGTATAAACCCATGCGCCGCAACGCTTAACGACAAACAACGCTCCATTATACTCATAATCATCCCAAAATTTCTTAGGAATAACATCTACTTTTCCGTCACGAAAATAAATCTTAATCTTACCGAACTTTAACTTTTTAGTCATTGCTTTTTCCTCATTAAATCTATAGTAGGCACATTAACTGTATCTCTCCAATGTTTAGCAAAATAACTTGAAACGATAGTACGCTCCCAAAGCGGACCATAATAATCATGACGATTAACGTGTTTGATGCCGGCACGTTCCATGTTCTTGTGCGCCACTAACCTATCCAATTTTCTTGTGTGTATCTGTGTAGGTACTCGAATTGATTTTTGCATTATCTATCCTCCTAATTTAAAATAAACGTGTCATTGTACCAGATATTCTACGTTCTGCAATTTTTTTATACTCTGGATTTAACTCAACACCGACATAATTTCTATGATTTCGCTTCGCAACGACCGCCGTTGTCCCACTTCCCATAAATGGGTCCAGAACAATTCCATCTTTAGGACAACCCGCCATAATACAAGGAGTTATTAACTCTTCCGGATAAGTTGCAAAATGCGCCTCACTGTAATGTGCCGGACTCACACTCCACACACTACGTTTATTACGTTTCCCATTATTAACATAAGTTTTGCCGCTGTATATATTAAATCCAAGACTCTTATATTTATTACCACCAAATTTTATATTATCACGAGTTGATTCATATACAGCTGTTTCCGCAATAGCATCACTATCAAAGTAATAATTTGGTGACTTTGAGAGTAAGAAAATATACTCATGAGATTTGGTACACCTATCCTTTACACTTTCCGGCATAGGATTGGGTTTATGCCAAATAATATCCTGTCGTAAATACCACCCATCATCCCGCAATGCAAACGCTAACATCCAAGGTATGCCGATTAAATCTTTTGTCTTACATCCATCTGGAACACGTGTACCATATGAAGGTTGTCTATCTGCCGTATTTTCAATACTTTGCGGAACAACCTTATTAGTAGTGTGCGCATAACTATCGCCAATATTTATCCAACAAGTTCCGTCCTTTGTTAAAAGTCGCTTTACTTCGTGGAAAACGGCAACTAAATTCTGAATATACATTTCTGGAGTATCTTCTATACCTATTTGACTATCTTCTCTAATAGCACCGCATTTTGTGCAAACGGAACGCATTAAATGTCCGACTCCAGAAGTTTGTTTTATCTCAGTAAACTTTTTATGTGTGCCACTCATTTCTGCGCTACCATGAAAATACATATGGTCACAATTTGGGTCACCACCTATCCATGTACCAGTACCATAATCACGTAACGCATAATATGGCGGACTTGTCACACAGCAATTTATACTTTCATCAGGTAATGTTTTTAATACATCTAAACAATTACCTAACAAAATTACATTTTTATCCATTATTTTTTGCCCTCATATTTTCCACATCAATAGAATGTGAAGTAGTTAATTCTTTATTCTTTATTTTCTCGCCGGTCAATGTATCACCGTACCACGCTCTGGTTATTTCCACATCACACTTGATAGGAATTGTTAATCTACTCTTGGCGGCATCTGACATAAGTTGTGCAAATCTTTCGGAGCACTCTTTTACATTTTCTTCTGGACACTCAGCAATAAGTTCATCGTGTACAGGTATGAGAAGTCTAAAACCTAACTCTTTTAGTCTCTTATCATTTCCGACTAAAATCATTGCCAGTTTACTCATATCTGCGGCACTCAGCTACTCTCTATTTTTCAATAAAGACCTGACTATCTTTTCAGCATAAAACTGTCTACCTCTTCCATCTGTAACTCATCCTCAGATGTACTTCCCGACAAAGGGAATAGTCGATACACTTTTCATAATTTTGTCCATGAATAACCAAATATTCTTGCAGGTCTGCCATACTTAGTTATTTCATCACAACGTTTTAGTATATTTCCTGCTTCTTTTGTTGGCTTACCTAAAAATCGACACGCATCTGACGCACAATCAAATTCCTTTACAACTATTCCATCTTTCACCATACCAATACGAACTTTTTTAGATTCATTATATTTTCTAAATCCTGCTATACAAACATCTAAATTTTCTAATGTTTTCTGTCTGCATAACTCTTTCGTTTCCTCAGTATGTAATTTTCCTGTAGATAAAATTCGTTGCTTTTCTCTAAATTCATCTGACGTACATCTCATCAAATGACGTTTTTGTGCTTCTGGAATATCCATCGGATTACTATCGCCACCCCAAGTAATATTATAGCCACCTTCTGTATAATGAGTATGATAATGCTTGATGTAATAGTTTTCCCAATATTCCCATGTATCATCATCAACTTGTTTAATCAACTCAATTTTGAAATTCTCTCTTCCATATTTATGAATAGCACAACTTATATAATTTCTTATACCATGTTCGTATGCTAAACAATGTTGATTAAATCTGTGTTGATAACCTCTCTGTGTCTTACCAACATACTGCTTTCCATTTACTAAATTCGTTATTAAATATATATCTATCATACAATTACCTCCATCTATACTATAACATAGATATGAGTAATTGTAAATAGTTATACATATCAAAATTATGACTTAGCACGGGATTAGCATATCTTTCGACTTAGCTTTCCCCGTTAGCACTGAAATTTATTTCAGCACACCCATGAGTAATGTGGTTCAATAGATAAGGGCAGTTACCGATTTGGTTTACCCTGAATTCTTGCATTTACACACTGCCTTTCTGCATCAGCTATTTTTGCACCGTTGTCAACAATCCAAATTCCCTCTTTGTTTGCTTCTTCAAAGATTTTTCTTTTCTGTCCAAAATATGCTTGCCTTAATCTTCTAAGATACTTACTCCGTATTTCTTCAGGCACATCTTGCACTTCGTAGGTAGTATCTGACGAAAAATCAAGCAAATCGTCATCTTTTGGACCACCGTCTTTCCACTTAAATTCATATTCAGGCAGTTGCAAATCGGGCAATCTTCTTTTTCTACCCCACAAGGTAGTGACATATCCTTTTTCATAAGCCATATCCAAACTATCCTGTTCAAATTTCGGTATTGCAGGAAATCCTTTAAAAACACTATCTTTTATTGCTTGAGCTTTTTTTGTAGTTGTTCCAAGCTGTTCTGCAATACTGGGCACTCCTCTGCCGTACAAGACGCCCAACAAAATGGATTTGGCTTGACTTCTCCTGCTTTTGCCTTCTGGATTAGTTGTTCCATCTGGCCGAAATTCGAGGCAATTATCATATGTTGTATTAAAGGACAGTGCCGCAATCTCTGCATACAAATCTTTCCCTTCTTGATATGCTTTAATCATCTTCGGGTCACCACACATCTGTGTCATAACCTTTGGTTCTTGCTGTGAATAGTCACTCGACATTAAAACATATCCCTCTGATGCTACGAACATCTTTCTAATATCTTTATTATGCGATGGAATATTCTGAAGATTTGGGTCAGAAGAACTAAATCTACCTGTATCTGCTCCATATTGATTAAAACTACAATGTATCCTTCCATCTTGCGGATTTACACAATTAGGAAGTTTATCAATATAAGTAGAAACGAGTTTGGACATTTCTCGATAATCCAAAATCGCCTTCGCTATAGGACTATCAATCTTCTGTAAAATTGCTTCACCTGTTCCTCTTGGACTTTTCGGGTCAGGCGGCTCAATCTGCATGATGTCGTAAAGAAGAATTGCAATTTGTGTAGGACTTCCAATATTAATAGGTGTATCTAATTTATGATTCGGATTTTTCCTTTTATAGTTTTCTATCTCTTTATCATAAACAGAACACACCTTATAAAACTCTTGTGTCTTTTCTTCCAGTAATCTATTATACTTCTCAGATAACTTCTGCTGATAATCAAAATCAAACTTCACTCCGTTATCTTCCATATCACAGACCACTTTGATACACGGCATTTCAATACTAAAGAATACCCACGACACACCGTTCATGCCATTTCTATCTTCATTTGGCTTGTCTGCTTCATAATACAAATACTGCTTCTGATACTGATACAGTTCATATGTAATTATCGCATCATGTGCCGCATAGAGATAGAACGTATTAATAGGAATTTTATCTGCCGTTATTCCTTTAAATAAAGCATCGAACTTAAATTCATCTTCTTTGCCATCAAGGACATACTTCTTATGTAGTGCTTTCAGACCTTTCGATTCTTCATTTTCATTCATCAACCGAGAAGCAAGATAACAATCCCATGTGCAATAGATATCTTTAACACCAAGTTGATTTCGTATAACTCGCATATCAAACTTGGCATTAAACATTATTACATCTAATTTACTGGCAAGCAACATATCAAAAGCGTGTGCTACATTTGCTTCTGATATTTGATTATCTACCTTTGTTCCCGTCACATAAGAAACGTGATTAATAGGAACATAAGCGGCTGGTTGGTTTGGAGTATATATACAAAGTCCGACTATCTTATCAAGTATTGGGTCAAGTCCTGTAGTCTCTGTATCTATGCTGATTACATTATTATGGATACATTTTGAAAAATAATCGTATAGCGTTTCTGTATCTGTTATAATAATATAATCATCTTTAAACTTTCCAAGATGTTTTTCAACCATCGCTTTAATTTCATTGATTTGTCCGAGCAAACCACCACCTTTTACAGTGGTGGTTGCTCTCACTTTAGACTTAGATTTAGAAACAATGGTCTTATCTTGTTCTCTTCCGGGGCGTTTTGGAACATTAAATAGTGCCATTTACTCTTCCTCAAACATGGCCATAAAAATAGCGATGCTATCTTCATCAATAAGGGACTTATTCTTGCTAATGAATTTTTTCAACCTATCAAGTTCTTCCCTTAACTTTTCACACTCTTTCTCTACCTTACCCTTATCACAATACGCCGTATACCACTTTTCATGCCACTCATTTTTTTCTCTCTCAGCTTCAAACTTTTCAGTGAGTAGGTCACGATACTCATCAGTTCCAATAGTTACTGTTCCGACTACACTGTATTCTCTCTTATTCTCGTCCATATTATCTCCCTTCTATACTATGCCGACTGTCAGATTACGCTCTGAAACATCACTACTTTGTTTATTTGTATCCGATGCGGATGCCGACATATAATTAAATTAAAATCTATCTCGTCTACCACTACTTGCAGGAGTTCTTCGGGTTCCTCTGCTTTCACTTTCGTCAGATTCTTCTTCCTGTCTTGCTGTTCTTCTTCTCACAGGAGCATCATCTCCTGTCGGCGGAAAATATCCATTTTCAAGATAGAATTCCATGTCATCTGAAGACTTATCAAGTACAAGAGTGCCGAGCGGGTCTGTTACTTCCGGCAGGTCTTCAAGAGTAGTGTCATCTTTGCCAACTTCATAAATCTCATAAGTTGTAGTTGTCTCGCCCTTCTTACCATTCCGTTCAATCTCAAAAATATGTGAGACTACATCGGGATATCGGGCACAAAGGGATGATATCTTACTGATAAACTTCTTACCCCGTTCCCAAATCTGTACCTTATCCTCATCAATATTATAAAGAGGAATGAACAGCTTTGCAGAGGTGTACATTCTTTTTCTACAGAACGGACAATTATCAACTGGCTCGTTATACTCTCTAAGACAATTCACCCAACGCTTCTTTCCATCAATTTCAACTTGGTGTACTGCATATCCGACTACATCATCAATGCCATTGTACATAAACCGTACACGTGCTACATCTTTGTCGTTTTTTAGGGAGAAATATCCTGCTCCACCCTGTCCACCATACTTCTCTGCGTTTTCAGCGTTAAATCTTGCCATGTTTTTAATCTTCCTTTCTTAACTTTTCTATACTTGTAAACACTTCAGACAACTCTACATAATTTCTTAATGCATTATATTTTACCTGAAATGCAAACAATTCTTTCTTTGCATTTTCCAACATTTGTTGAGTTAAATCCACACTCTTTATGACCGTTTCAACGTGTTTAAATTCTGGTTTACCGTCAACTATAACAGGGCAATACGCTTTTACTTCTGGTTTTGTATCATCTGGTATTACAATAATACTTCTTATTACATATCTTGCTTGTTCTTCTCTATACTTTTCTGCGGCCACATCATCACGCCATTCAAAGTAATCATGTAACGGTGTATCCTCCTCCCTATTCGCATCAAGCAACGTTTTCGGTGTAAGTCCTATCGTATTTGATAATTCCTCACACATCTCTCCTACTACTTGCGCATCGAATCTCTTATCAATATGAAATCCTTCTCTGTAACTGTATCTTGATTTAAAAGCTGACAATTCCCTTTCTCCTTTCTATAGTTTTCATACCTTAACTCAACGCAACTTAACTTACCATAACACAACATAACTGCCTCAACTCAACATAACCAACGTTACCCAAACAAACGCTACCCCGACCAACCAAAACCACCATGACTGCCTAAACACACCAGAACTAACCGGAACTCAACCGACCTTAACTAAACAGAACGCAACGTACCGTAACTGCCCTAACTAAACTTGACCCAACAAACCATACACGACCCCAACTCAACTCAACGGAACTCAACTTACCTGACCTTAACTACCACGACTATTTATTATAGTCTGTCAAAGTGACATTTCACACTCTGACAGACTTTCTTATTTATTAGCAGGACTCTACATGAAATCTTCCGTAAGGGCCGTCTTTCTCAGGACGCCACTCACCAATTCCATTCATAAATCCTGCTGTGTTAATACCATTTACAATCTGTTCCCATGTAATATCAGAACTTGCATTATACTCAATATCAAGAACCATTTTCCAATCGTTAAAGCACGGTCTATATCTTAAATCAGATGTCTTAGAAATACCACCAATCTTCACCATGTCTTCTCTACATTCAGGCGGATACGGTGTAATAATCTCACCGAGCTGATTTTCACCAATACCTTTAATGAAAAATGCTCCTCTCATAATCATCTGATTAGGAATTACACCAAGACGATAAAGTGTGGACTGTGCGGCCTGTTTAATTGCTGTTACAGGAAATCCAAACTTCGCACCGTTCTGAATTGCTTTTGCAAAAGCTTCCTCTGTATCCTCTTTCGGCTTTTCTGTAATCCAATAACAAGCGTTCATAAACTCCGCAAACGGGTCACGAATTGCTTTTGCACTTGTTTTTGTTTTCTTCTGCTGTTTTTCAAGCATCTCCTTCTTTGCTTTCTCAGACCACGCATGAACAATCAATGGCGTATCACCAACAATAGTAATCTGACGATACTCAATTTTAAGAGGTTCAATATTAACTGCTTCTACTTTCTTTGTTGCCATAGTTTTTTCTCCTTTTTTTCTTTTAATTTTTTTTATTCAGACAGTGCTCGTTTCATTGCTTCATAAACAGAGGAATAAATAATATCATACAGTGCTTTGCTAACTTCTTCTGTAAGGACAGGCTCAGTATTAATAGATTCTGTTCTTGTCTCATCTTCTACATCGTAATCATCCAATCTAATGTTGTACATCCTATCAAGAAGTGCGATTGCCGGCTTCCCAATTTTGTTCTCTCGTGCACACTTGCTGAAATAAGACTTTTCAAAACCACACTCTTCAGAAACATAACTCATTTTCAACTTACGTGCTTCAAACTCTTTTCTCAGCTTCTCACCATTGATTACTACTGCTACTCCTCTTGACATTTCTTCTTTCCTTTCTTTCTATAGTGCTTTATTTATTTGTTCTTGTCTTTCGACATTATTATTGTAACACACGAATAAAAACGTGTCAACTATTATTTAAAAAACTTCTCTAAGATTTTTTAGCTCTTCTTTGGTACATTCATTAGCATCTTTTCTTCCTTTTGGAAAAATATACTCAGTAACAATCTTTCTATTCTGTATATTCTGTCTTATTCTCTTTCTCGCCGCTAATCCTCGTTCGTCCATATCTGTAGCGAGTATTATCTTTCTACATGGTAATTCTCTTAATTGTTTAAATTGTAACTCATTGCCAAGACCGTTTAATGCTACTGCACATTTTCCAACTGTCCAGAAAGATAAAGCATCTAACATGGATTCACACACGATTACTTCATCTGGATAACCACGCTGTCTTAATTCTCCCCAAAAAGACGGACTATGTACCATTGATTTTGAAACAAGGGTTAATTCATACAATCCGTAAAGTGGCTTTTCTACACCTTCTGGATAGTTAAACCATTTAGTTTTCACGGAACGGCGAGCAATAAAAAGACAATTACCACTAATGTCTTTAATAGGAAAAGTAAGACTTTCAGCGGAAGAATCATAACCGATATCAAACAGCTCAATAATCTCATCTGTTAATCCTCTTTTATACATATATGGATGTATGTATCTATATTTATCTAATTCTTCCTCAGTCACAAACTGTTTATCCATACTGTCAGAATTAGTCCGATAAACACGGCGCCCAAAATCAAGTTCAACATCTTTTCTTTCCTCCACCTGTACTGTTGCAAAGTTCTTTAGTAACCACTGCCACCCAAATTTACCAACAATATCATCTGTATGTCCAAAACAATAAGAAATAACTTCTTGCAGACTATGTACTTCCCCACAGGCAAAACAGTGAAATATTCCGTCCTCTTTTCTCAAACCTGCTGAAGGTCTACGTTCTTGTCCATTATTGTGATAAGGACAACAAATCTGAATATGAGTGGGTCCAACTTTATATTTTTGAATTAAATCAATATTATTCGCTCTTAATTGAGATATCAATTCAAATAAAATACCTTCCAACTCAACTGTAAAATTAACATCATTGATTATCACGTGTATACCCCATTACATATTTCGCAGCAAAAGTGCTGTGTATAAAAGTGCCGCACCAATCCACTGTAAACTAATTGGAAACTCTCCGTGCTCAACAATATTTACAATCAGACTACCAGTAGCACCAATAACCATCATTGCCGGAAATATTACTTTTAACATTCTCTTCTCCTTTCAAAATACATCAGATTTATCACCACTAAACTGCTTCTTTACTTCCCTAACTCTACGTTCTGTTCTCTGTCTCGGTTCTGCATCATCTTCTGCTGGAACAAATGTAAAAGTTCCTGTGTTTATGTCCCATTGATAATTGAGTTTACCGCCGACAGCACCAAATCTCTGCTTCTTAACTTCCATCTTCAGTATCCCATCTTTCGTCTGTCTGATAGAAATTACCTTTGAAGCATTATGTGAAATACCATCACTATCTCTTATAGTTTCAAGTTCTGGTGTTCCATCGGTATCTTCTTGTGCAACTCCACCCCTATTAGCTTGTACAACTATAAGAATGGGAACTTTTAGTTCCATAGATAATGACATTAAATCTTCGCTGATATTCGTCAGGGTAGTTGTCTTATTATCTCCCCGGCGATATCGTTCATCTGTCATATATGTTATACCATCGACAGCAACCAAATCAAGTTTATATTGCTGTATCCAGTTCTTTAACTTTGTGATTGTTATTTTTCTGTCAAAATCGTTTGGAGTTGCAACAATAAATTTATTTTGGACCGTTTTTAAGTTCGTCAGATACTCTTTGTATTCTGCTTCATCAATATCATCTTTTCCCCACATCAGTCCTTTATTACTAAAATTCCTATGCAAAGTATCAAATCTGTAACCAATACTACTTGCTCCCATTTCTGGACTGATGTATCCGACATTATAACCAATCTGCCATACGTGAGTACACATCTTTTCAAGTACCCAAGACTTACCTTGATTCGTTCGTGCAAAGATAACGAGTAGTTCTTCTTCACGCTGAATACCGTGAATAAGTTCATCCAACTCTTCAAAACCGCATGTAAAAAACCATTCGTTCTGATGCTCTTTACGCTCTACATACTGGTCATACCTGACTTCAGCATCTGCTATAATATCTGTCCCACCCAATCTATAATTAGGCTGTAAATCTTTTAAGGCATGAATCATGTACTCGGCGGCGGCGTTTGCGTCAGTTTTTAATAATTCAGCAACTTTTTGTACAACTGGAACAGATTTATAATACAGATACTCTTCTCTGATGGTATCCACAAGATATCTATCACTTTCAGTGACCTCTACTAAATCTATGTCTGGAAACTTTGCTAAAAATGTAGCCTTGTCTGGAACATTTCCATAATCTTTCTTATGCTGTATTAAAAATCGATATTCATTCTCATATCCAACAAAATATTCTTCCGTCAGTAAGTTGTTTTCAATGATAGATAAATCCTGTGTAGCAAGACACTTTGAAATAATCTGTAGACTTACCATTGCTTGGCCACCTTATCTATATATGCTTCACATGCCCGTCTGCATCCGCCCTCTGTTTTAAATGCATTTCTTTTCCATAAACTATCATATACTTCATCATCTTTATATAGCTTAAAATGATAGTCATTCGTAAATTCGCTATAGATAACCTCCGCACGAATACCTAACTTCTTGCCATGTAAAACATAATCTGCTGTATACCGATTAAGGTCATTGCGCCGTGTCCACCTCACCACTCTGCCCTCCTATCTTTCCCTTTAAACTCGATAAGAGTTGATGTATTCCAAATTCTACTCGCAAGTCTATCGCCAACAGCATTTTGAAGGGCCGATTGGCTTGTTAAATTACCTGTATAGATATTTGCCAAACCTTCAGAAACTCTACTATCAATGAACATCAATAGTTGTGTCCTGTCAAAATCAGATAATTTTGTGCTTGCAATATCATCCCACACAACTAAATCACATGTTTCCAACACATTTTTCAACGCATCATGCGGTCTGCTAAAATCTTTTAACGTATTGAAAAGCGTTGGAACGTGTTGGAAATAACCACGCACCCTAAATCCATTTCCTGCCCATATAGTATCAAAGTATTTCAACAGCAACTTAATAGACCAACTGGTTTTACCGTTACCTGTGTACTCGCTAAATATATAAAGAGATTCTCCGTTATTGACAAAGTTTTTGATATCGTCTTTAATCTCCGATAATACTTGAAATGCTTTTGGGTCTTTACTTCCATCTAATGATATAGGTTGCTGTCTCTTTTTTGACAATCCACTATTATCCATGAGATATTTCATTTCTGAATATCTGATACAATTAGTGCATTGGTCGTAAGTACAGACATCTTTATACCAACAATCGTCTTTTCTTAATACCATACACGCTCACCTCGTGCTATCATTTCTTCCCGTTCTTTCTCAATCTGCCTCTTTTCTTCTTCTGTATATGTATCACACGATATTCCTTCTTCCCATGCTTTACCTTTTCTTACATCGGAATTTCCAAAATTACTAACTGGATAAAATGATAAATATCCTCTTTCTATGCTCTGTGCAATAACAGCTTCATATGTTCGTATATCATTCCCACCTAACTCTGCTAACTTATTTAACATACCTTTCCACATATTAGCGTATAATGGTTTTTCTTTCACCGACAACCTATAAATAAGATAGGATATTAACTTGCGTCTAACAGGATTACCGCAATTATGTTTATCAATAAACTCATCTATTAAACTAACACACCTAATAAATAATGACTCTTTTTTAGGTTTTTGTTTGCCAAATTCAAATGATGGAGAATTTTGTAATAATTCTTTAGAATTATTCTTTTTATTTACTATTGTTTGTTTGTTAGTATTATTGAGTAAAGTTTCTTTACTACCCCCCGGTAAAGTTTCTTTACTACCCATGTAAAGTTTCTTTACTACCTCAATGTTTACGGCATAAGCGTTTGGAGTATTAAAGTCTGTACTTTCATATTTTATTATATAATCTTTATTAAGTAAATTCTGAAGTGCTTTGTCCACAGTAGGTTTAGAAATGTTAAAGGTATTAGCTATATAATTTCGACTTCCATGAAATGCACTCTCTCCGTCCTGTGAAAATCCATATATAAGAGCGTATACAAGCAGGTCATTTCCCTTTAGCTCTAATTCGTTGCACATCCATCCTTGAACTACTACATAATTATTTGATTTCATAATTCACCCCAATAAACAAATAGTCTATCCATATACAGCCGCTACTCAGTATATGGATAGACTCGTTAGCTTGTCTCCGTATGAGGTCTATCTCGCAAGCACTGTAGCGGAGTGCAAGCTAAC